CCCGGCTGGTCGAGCGGCAATGCCCTGGCCATCCTCTTCCTGTCTCTCGGCTCGTCGGCCCTGTCTTTCCGCTTCTACGACCAAGGCTCTACCCCTCCGGAGTTGACCATCGACTACACCGCCGCCGCCGGCGGAGCCACCCCCAAAACCGCCAGATTCAGACTCACAACCAAAGTCGGAGGCATCCTCACATCATGACCTACAAACCCAGAATCAACCCCGGCCGTGGCCCAGGCCGACCAAAAGGCACACCCTCACGACCCTTCACGGCCGAAGAAGATGCACGAGTTAAACAACTCTTCCTCGACGGCCACAAACCACACCAGATCGCCGCCATCATCGAGCGCGCTTCTTCCAACATCTACCGCCGACTGCGAATCATGGACCTGATCCCCCCGGAGGTCAAAGCCAAGCCCATGAAGATCGCCGAAGGCCCAACCTGCACCCGCTGCACCGTCATCCTTGCCGCCACCCCCAGACCGGCCACCGACGGCCGCTGCTGCTGGTGCACGGAAGAAGGTCACACGTCATGATGTACCTTGGCGACTACGCATCAGGCTCAACCGTTCATTTCATGTGGAGCACCAACGCCGCCGACGGTTCATCCATAACCCGCACCACCGACGGAACCGTCAGCGTCTACAAGGCCGACAACGTCACCCAGACCACGACCGGAGTCACCGATACCGAAGACTTCGATTCCCTAACCGGCATCCACCATTGCAAGATCGTCACCAGCGACGCCTTCTACGTCACCGCCACTGACTATACGGTCGTCCTGTCGGCTGCCACTATCGATGGAAAGACCGTCAACGCCGTCCTTGCCCACTTCAGCATCCAGAACCGCTACATGCGCGGCACCGATTCAGCCAACACCACCACCCCGCCGACGGCCGCCGCCGTCGCCGACGCCGTGTGGGACGAGACGGCCGCCGACCACACATCCACCGGCACCACCGGCAAGACCCTGGCCAACGCCGCATCTGCCGCCGACGCTTCCACCATCGCCGCGGCCGTCTGGGACATCACCCACAGCAGCCACCAGCTAACCGGCAGCACAGGCGAGAGCCTTGCCGCCGCAGGCACAGCCGGCGACCCCTGGAGCACCGCCCTTCCAGGTTCCTACATCGCCGGAAAAGCAGGCTACATCCTCGGCACCTACCTCGACCAAAAAGTAAGCCAGTCCAACCAAAGCCCAGGAGCCGGAGCAATACCCTTCACCTACACTATTACCGACTTCGATACCAGCGACCCCATCCCGGATGTTGCCATTTGGGCCACATCCAATCCCGACGGAACCGGAATCCTGGCCAGCGGAATATCTGATCTACAAGGCAAGGTCACATTCTACTTACCATCCGGCACAGTTTATATCTGGAGAGCCAAACGCGGTTGGGATTTCGTCAATCCCGACACGGAGACAGTGGCATAATGGCAATAGGCAGCGGAACAGGAACACAAGCAACAATACCTTACAGCGTCACGGCCGCTAATCTGATCGCCAACGCTATCAGACCCGCACTGGATGACATAAGCGAAACAGAATTCACCGACACCGAGCTACTCGCATTCCTGAATGAAGCCATTTCCGAGTACACTCAGCACTTCCCTCGATTGACCACCACCACGATCACCACAATAACCAACACCCGAGTTTACCCGCTTCCGTTCGATGCGAGATCCATTATTTCTGTCGAGTTTCCATCAGGAGCATACCCGCCAACGTATATCCCCAGAATTGACCACCATCGTATAACATTCTCCCATACCGACTGCTACGATCTCTTGCCTACTAACGAGCTAACGGCCGCTCCCAACATCCTATTCAGCTTCTACCCTACGCCAGGCGGCATCATCACGATCTCATTACAGCAGGAGCACGACCACCGCCTAACACTCAACGACGATATAACCGTTCCTTCAGATCATCACCATATCCTGATTCAATACGTTCTCTTCGCCACCACCAGACAGCAACAGGCCCGCGAGGAATCCAACCCAACTAGTGCTAATTCCCTACTCATGGCACAATATGCCAGTAACACACGCAGGTATGAGTTAATGTACCTAAACGCTATAAACCGCGTCATCTTCCACCGTCGAGGTCAATCACGAACGGCCGCCTGGAAAATGGACGATTAACATAATGTTCCCGCCAGTCCTGCCCGGTTCCCGTAAATGGGGAGAAGAAAACGACCCCGATCGCAGCGGCTTAATCCTCGGCCGATTCTCACCCCACCAACTAGCCATGCTAAACGAGCTTGCCATCTGGTGGACCAACCGCCGCATCACCGACGACAGCAACGACCCCCTAACAACTCTCATTGGAGGCGTTGACTACAGAGGCACAGCCAGGACAACGAACCTCACCCCCGCCACCGCTTCTTTCAATGCACCCATCACACCACCAGCGGCAGCAGGTGTCGGCCGTTCCTACTTCGTCCAAGCCTTCGGAATCCCAGACCCCCCAGACGTTGCAGAAGTCTACAGCCTGATCGGCATCGCCCATTTCTACCACACCGATTCCACCTGGCTATCCCGATACACTACCGGTATCCGCTCCCCATCCAGCACTACCACTACCGAAATACGCACCGGCCTTTCGCTCGATGGGGATCCCGTAATCCTCATCGTTGGTGTGTCATCAATTACAATCGATTGGATTTTAAATCTATCCATGCTAGAACTGTGAATAACAATGAATCAATCATCTACACCTTTGCTAAAAAAGTACTACGGCGCATCGATATATTTTCGGCCGTTGTTCTGGGCATGCCGTTACGTAACTACCAGATCGAACCGCTCATCGCCGTCATCGACTCAATCCTTCACAGAAAAGGCATTGAGTTTCTCATCGTATTCCCCAGACAATCAGGCAAAAACGAAGCCGTAGCGCATCTATGCGTCTATCTGCTCAATATCTTCCAACGTTCTGGAGGTCAGATCGTCTACGCAGCCATTGCCGACAGCCTCGGTCGCGGCATCAAACGCCTGGACGACCGCCTACAAAATCGTTGGAATGCCGGACGCTGGACTAAAGGCGGCCGCCCTATTCGCCGGTCTCTTGGCAATGCGTCAGTCGTTTTCATCAGCAGCCACCCACACGCTGCCAGTCGAGGCGAAACCGCCCACCATCTTCTGGTCATCGATGAGCTGCAGGACCAAGACGCAGCCCACATCGATGCTGTTTTTACCCCCATGCGAGCAGCCAACAACGCCACCGCCCTTTATCTTGGCACCACCCGTTTCACCTACGACGCACTTTGGAAAAAGAAACAAGAGCTCGAGTCATTAGAACAGGCCGACGGCATCCAACGTGTTTGGCTAGTCCAACCCGAAACCGTCTGCGCAGATAACCCCGCCTACACCGCATTTCTTGCCACACAAGTCGGCCGATATGGACGCAATCACCCCATCGTCGCCAGTGAATATTTCCTGGAGCCGATCGATGCGTCAGGAGGTCTGTTCGACAGCCGCCGCCGCCGCCTCCTCTCCGGTTCCCACGACCGCCAGGATCGGCCGTTCCGATACAGCACCTATATCGCCACCATCGACATTGGAGGAGCAGACGAACAGTCTTCCTCACCTGGCATCCTCGACAACCCACGTCGTGATTATACAGTCGTCACCATCACCGAATGCAGCCACGACCGCCAGCCCGTTTACCGCGCCGTCGATGTCATGATCGACCACGGCAGCACCCACTTCTCAACCACACCCGACGGCCGCCTGAATCTGGCAGAACAAATCCTAGCCTACCTGCACCGTTGGAACGTCGCGGCCGTCATCATCGACTCTTCAGGACTAGGCCTTGGCCTTGCCGACTGGCTGACTTCCCACTTTCACAACGTCCACAAATTTCAGTTCACTACCACATCGAAAGCACTTCTCGGATCATCATTCCTGGCACTGGTCGAACAATCACGAGTACAATACTGGCGACCAGAACAACAGTTCGACGATTCATGGTGGTTCTTCCAACAGGCTGAAGCGTGCTCTTACTTCGTCCGCCCCGATGGCAATTTCGAACGCGATCTCCGCTGGTCCGTTCCTGATTCCCACACAACCAACACCCCGGAAGGCAACGTCCCCACACACGACGACAGACTCGTTTCCTTCGCCCTTGTCGCCGAGGCTGAACGCCTGCGACTCACCGGCAAACTACATCTTGGAACAGCCACCAGCGCCATAACGTACACAGATCCTCTGGACCTATAACCGTCGGTCGTGTCTTCGTGCCCTGTTCCGGCTCTCGCTTGCCGTCGGGCGGACGGGGAGGCGACGGAGGAACCACCGCCACCCCGGCCGCCCTCGGCGCGAGAGCCTACTAGCTATTTGTTTCCGGCTTTTTCCCTTTCCCAACGGCCGCCACGTATTGACAACACGCTACGACCCACTATAATGAGATTATGAACATCACGCACTTTGGAACCCGCCGATCCCAAATCACAATCGTCTTCGACCGCGACCTACCAGTCCAGCCCCGCATCATTTCCGGCACCAGGTGGCTTCTTCTTAATCCGGCCCTTCTCGACAACGTACAACAACATACATCATCAGGCTATCGCGCATCTGGTCTATCCAGTTCCACCTGGCAATCACTACAACGCGCATACATGCTCGAGGCGTACCCCATTTCTCGATACGACAATACCTACATCTATACATTCGGCCGCCCCCACAATCGAATCGCTCTCATTCACACATTAGACGACGATCTAATCCTTAATCGCGTCGGTTCCTCTTCTGTGATTACAACCGGCCCATCCTCGTCCGCTTGGTTTTCGTCATTGATCGCCCGTTGCCCCAGGAACACATGGAGTGCCATCGCGCTCTTTTCCTCCCACGGCCTACCCTTTAGCAACAGGATCATGAAAGAGCAATTCCCAGCAATCCCACGCGATACACGTGGCAATCATACAACATTCACCCATCCATGATTCACAACGAATAACGACCATGCCCTTGTCGCGGCTTCCGTGATTGCTAAGTGAGCGGAGTCCGCCCTCGAGGACTCGGGCGGTTCGCCCTGGGCGCTATCGCGCGCGGGCTAGCGGGCCGGCGAGGACGCCGGCCCGGCGGGGGGGGGGGAATCCGCCCCCCCCCCCGCACCCCCCCTCGGAACCGCCGCTACGGGAGCGCAGGCCTTTTTTCCATACTAGCCTTGCCAACAATGGATCTGTTTGCCACGTAACGCCGCCAGCATAGACGCCTGCGCTCCCTCCGCGGCGGGCCGTCCATGCGCGGCTCATCTGTGTGGGTGGCATCCTCTACTCCCCTCCCGGAAAAGAAGATTTCTTTAAATAGTAAAGACTTCTTCGGTTGGGGGGGGCCGTTTTGCCCCCGTTTTGCCCCCGTTTTGCCCCCGTTTTGCCCCCGTTTTGCCCCCGTTTTGCCCCCGTTTTGCCCCCGTTTTGCCCCCGTTTTGCCCTTGTCTTTTTGTGCGTTTCGTGCTATCCTTTGTTTGTTGGTGGGGTTGGTTTCGCGGTTCGGCGGCCTTTTCCCCCTCCGGCTTGGTGGTGTCCTGTGTTCGTTTCCGTCGCTTCTGTGCTCCTGGCCTTCTTTGCCGCTTGCGGGTCTGCCGGCCGCTTCGCTTTCGTGCCCCGTCGCTCGGCCCGTTCGGTGTCCGGCTTCGTCGTCGTCGTGTTCGCGCCCGCCCCCGCCGCCCGCGTGTTCGCCGCCGCCCTTGCGGCCGGCGGCTTGTCGTGCGCCGTTCGCCCGGCCGCCCCGTCCGTGTCCGTCGCCCTTGGTTCGCTTGCCCTTGCCGTGTCCGTCCCCGTCGCCTTGCCGTCGCCGTCGGCCCTTGGCCGTCTGGTCGTCGTCCGCCGCTGGGTCCCTCTTGGCCCCGGCGGCCCGTCGGCCCCCCGCCGCCGGCTTTCCTTCGTCTGTTTTGTCCGCCCCTCTTTCGCCCGCCCCCCGTTCGCGCGGCCCGTGCCCTCTTGGGGTTGGTGCCGCCCGGCTTCGGTCCTCGCGTCTTGGTGGCCCGTCCTTCCTTTCCGTCGCGCCGTTCGCGCCGTCCGCTCGGCCCGCTCGGCCCGCGCGGCCCTGGCCGCCCCGTCGGCCCCGTCGGCCCCCCGCCGGCCGCGCGGCCGCGTGTCCCGCCCGTTCGCTCTTGGTTCGCCGTTCTGGTCTTTCTTCGCTGGCCGCGCGTCCGTCGTCGCCGCCCCCCGCCGCTTCCGCCCGCCTTTCTTCGTCCGTGCCCGTGTCTCCCGTTCCCGTGCCCGTGCGCTCTTGCGTCTTTGCTCTTCGTCTGGCTGGTCCGTCCCGTCGTGGCGTTCCGCCCGCGTGTCCCGTGTCCGCTTTGCCCGTCGGTTTTCGCCGGCTTCCCCTTCCTTTTAGCCCGCTTTTTTTGTCGGCGGCCGCGCGCCCCGCGCGCGGCCGCCCCGGAGGTTTTCGCCGTGTTCGTCCTTTCTTCTTCGTCTTTCTCCGGTTGGTTCGTCGGTTCTGGTCCGTTCGCTTCCGTCGGCTTTGGTGGTTCCCGTTCGTGTTCCGGCCCCCTTCTTTCTGCCGTCGTCGGCTTGGCCGCCGCCGCGGCCGCCGCCGGTTCGGCCGTGCTCGTCGCCTCGTCGGCCGGCGGCGTGTCCGCGGCCGTCGGCGCGTCGTGCCCGTCGGCCGTCGTGTTCGCCCCCTCGTTTTCCGGCCCCGGTTCGCTGCCCGCCCGCGCGGCCGCCCTTGTCCGCCGCTTGGCCGCTTCCCCTTCCCCCCTCTTCGTCGTGGCCCCCGGCTGCCTTCCCCCGGCCGCCCTTGCCCCGGCCCGTGCTTGGGTCCCTTGTGGGTCTGGTTCGTGGAGCGAGGCGGCTTTGGCCGTCGGCTTGTCGTGCCCCGTGCTCGTGCTTGGCTGGTCCGGTTCCGCCTTGCCGGCTTGGGGTCCGTGGGCCCCCGGCCGCCTTGTCGGTTCCGGCCTCCCCGCCTTCCTTCTGGTTCCCCCCCCGCCGGCCGCGCGGCTTCCCGGCCTTTGATCCGGCTTGCTCGTGCTCGTGTTCGCGGCCGCCCTTCCGGCGGCCGCTTTTTTTTCGGTTCCTTCCCCCAGCAGCCCCCAGGTAGGAGCGCGGCGCGAAGGGGAGGGAAGGGGAGGGGAGCGGAGCGGAGAGGAGGACGAATTGCCACCAAATTGCCACCAAATTGCCCCCGTTTTGCCCTTGTCCTTTTGTGCGCCTCGTGTTATCATCTGAAACATAAGAGAGACGAGTCAATGATCGAAAGACATCAGAGATGAACGTCCCCACGCACCGCTAGTGAGGCTTCCCGTTTTGTTGGTAATCGTGAGCCGTGCGCGCGAAGTCAACGATAAGCAGAAAACGGAAATGAGGGACGATCTGATCAATCGTCCCTCACCAACCTTATGATCGCAGGAGATACACAGCATGAACGACCAGCAGTTGAACGATGTTTATTCTCGCGCCATCGCGCAACATCCGGAATTATCCGACCGCTACCAACGTGGCATCACGATCTATAAGCAGAACGAGATCGCCGCTATCGGCAGCCACCGGCTCGAGGTCCATTCCCAGAATAGCAGCCAGGTTTACATCGTCGAGATGGACCCGAATAATACCTATTGCACTTGCCCCGACAAGCGCGCGCCCGTCATCGCAGGGAAACGCTATTGCAAGCACCTGATCGCCGCTTCCCTTTTCGCGAAGAACGGACCCTACACCAGCAACTAGCCCGTCATAATAGGAGACCTTGAAATGTCCGACATGAACGATCTGATCATTGTAGACCCTACAGCCGACGCAGTAGACGCGGCCGTCGCCGTCATCCAGACCGCCCTCGAGCGCGCGGCCGAGATTCCCCCGCAGGTAATCCGAGCGGGCGCAGTCCTCGCAGTCCAGGTGGCAGCCAACCCCAACCCCCTGGCAGGCGAGCTTTACATTTATCCTATCGCTGGCAAATGGACACCCTATCTTGGCATCGCATACTACCGCCGCATCGCGGAAGAACGCGGAGCGCGCGTGATGTTCGCCTTCGGTCGCAATGGCAGCGACGAACCCCGAGCCATGACCCCGGAAGAACGCATAGCCTATGGCGTGCCCGATAAGATGGACGCTTCCATCTGCAAAGGCTTCCGAGGCGATCGACTCTTCGAGCTTATGCAGGCCGGGATCCCATGGGGAGACGCAGTCCCCATGATCACCAGGACCGGAATTGGATACGTTTCCGACGACGAGAAGCGTAACCGTAATGGCCAGTACATGAACGCTCCGACCGGCCGCAGCTGGCAATGGAAGACAGACAAGCGCGCCGAAATGGATCTATACCGCAAGCTTGGCGTCGTCGCTGCCAGCGTTTATCAGGCCGAGCAACTCGCAGCAGCATCCGCGGCCGACTATATCGAAGACTATCCCCCCCAGGTAGTTGACCCGCAGCCGCGAGTCATTGCCCCCGACATCGTCGAGCAGATTAACCGCGACCTGTTTTAGCAATCAGCCGCACCCGCCCGGCGACAATAGGCGGGAAAGGAAAACACCATGAAGATCATAATCGTCGAAGGGACCGACAAACTGGACGCAGCGGCCGAGTGTAGAGAGTTATACGGATTTTATCCAGAAGTCGTCATCGAGATCGACAGCGACGAGGAGGAAAGAAAAGCGTTCGCTTGCTTTGAAACAGCCCATCTTGCGGTCGCCTGGAGCGACCCCCAGTAACACAGTAACACAGTAAGCCGGCAGCCCGCCGGCTTCTTTTTTTCTTCGGCACCCTGGTACAGGCTTGCGGATCCCCGTCGAGGCTTGCGTTTGCTGTGTGTAGTACCCCTAAATAGCAGGTTCCTTCTTTACATTTGCTCTCATTGCGTTATAATTAGCATATGCGCGATATTACTCGAACCCATCTTACAGTATCCGAGGCGGCCGACAGATTGCTTGTCGACGTTGCCACCGTCAGGCGATGGATTGACGCTGGATATTTTCCAGGCACCATCAGAACCCGACCCGACACAGGCGATTATAGAATCCCCATCGATGCAATCATCAGATTCGAGGAGGCGAGGAAATTATGAGTAGTACCCGCTACTGGGAAAAAGTCTTCCATGACATCATAGACGATATCAAGTTAGGTCCGCTCCCTGGTGAACTTAAATGGCGCTTTGTTCAGCTGATCATCGTCGCTGGCATTACGGGAGAGGACGGACTATTACCAGAATTGCCAGACCTTGCGTTTAGGTTGCGCCTATCCGAAGAGCAGCTGAGGTCCGACCTTCCTACACTTGCCCGCCGCGAGCTCGTCGAGATCGTTTCCTTCCACGGGACAGAGCGATGGCTTGTTTCCAACTACAGTAAACGCCAGTCGAGCCTTTCGGCCACAGAACGCCAGCGCAGAAGCCGCGCAGCAGCTTCTTCTTCTTCTTCTTCTTCTTCTTCTTCTTCTTCTAACAGCAAGAGTATCAATATAGTAGAAGCAGAAGTAGAAGTAGACAACGTGACACATTCTGTCACAACATGTGACAAAAACGTGACACATTCTGTCACAAAACGTGACAAAAATGTGACATCAGATATCCTGACGGCCGCCGGCATCGCCAGGAACAGAACCACAGCCCCATTATGGGATCTCGAGCCAGACTATATCCGCGCCCACCTGGAGAATGAGCCGAAAACAGGCCTGGCAATCCGTCGGATGCTAGATGGAGACCCATCCCCACGAACCAAGCTAGATCACCTCGGAAATTGGCAAGACGTAGTAGAAAGATAACGGCCGAACGGGATAACCCGTTCGGCCGTCGAGACACGCATCATTATTATACAGGAGACACGCAAACAATGGACGATTTACTAAAGAAAATTCTATTCATTGCAGGCTATGCCTTTGCCGGCTTGCTCATTGCTTTTACCAGTATCCAGACCTACAGTCTGCTTTACACCGTCAGCGGCGACCACATAACGGCCGCTATAGGCCTTGTCCTTTTCGAGGCAGGCATGATCTACTGGTGGAGCGTCTTCCGACGCGAAGCGGTCGGCCTGCTTCAGATGGCAATCAGCGGCCTTATGTTTATCTTTAGTCTGGTCATGGTCGTCGCGGCCGTCGCCCTTCACCTCGGAGCCATTGCCCCGGGCTTCCTTGGTTCCCAAACCCCCGCCAGAATCATCATCCTGGCAGTCCTCGCAAACCTGATCGCTAAGTTGGTTTTCCCTCTTGTCCATCCCGACGTGTCCGAGACCATCAACGATCGCGCCCAGGAAGGTCGCCTTCTTGGCATGGCAGAGAAAATATACAATACCAAAATGGACGACGACGCACACCAGCTAGCCGACGAACTGGCCGCCATACGCAAAGAGCGAGCGCGCGCCAAATTGTACGAGGACTATACGACCAGATTAAACCGCCGGATCCCAGCCCCTAACATCGACAATGAGCTTGAGGTTATTCCTTTTGCAATCCCACACCCAAACGGCCGGCACCCGGAGGACTAAATGATCATCAACGTAACCGGCTGGACAGCCTTCAGCCCGCTACCCGCTTCTCCCATATCTGCATCAGCTGCGGCCGTTCCTTCACCAGCCGACATCCTGCCCGATATTGCACCCGCGAGTGCAAAGCCGCAGCAGCCAAAAAACGCAACAGCCACGCCGACAGCCCGGCCGTGTGCGCCATATGCGGCCGCCGACTCAATGCCAGCCAACGCCGACACGCCGCCCGCTACTGTTCGCCCAGATGCAAAAAGACGGCCGCCCAGAGACGGAGAAGAGCCAGAGTAAAGGTTTACTAATGTATATTAGTTTTAGTATGGTCGGGGGAACGGTCCCCCCTTTTCCCCGACAACCCCTACAACCCTATACCCCATTCAGACCCGAGCTCGTCCAGTGCATCAGACAATTCTCGCATCACCGAATCCCGATCCTCTCCGTTCAATATCTTCTTGTCTCGCAGCAGCCGAGCTACAGTCCTGCTACCCGCATACACCAGCGGCACGAGCGCGGCAGCCAGTGCAGGATCGGAGTCATCGTCTTCCAATATCCGCAACGCACGCCGCAGCGCGACCCGCACAACCTTTATTTCACCGTCGATTTCACCATCAACAGGCACATAATATTCCAGGTCCTTCAGCTCTTCGGCCGTATAATATCGACTATAAAATCCGTGTGTCTTTGCGTTCTGATTGCCGGCAGGAGCACCAGCCCCCACGTTACGCCCCAAGTGCGCGCTACACCGAGGAGGATTGCTACCACGTACAGCAGACGCCCGACACGGACGGCCGCTTTTCGTCATCGCTTCGCAGTTGACCGCTTTCCCATCAACATATACACTATCAGCATTACCGGCCATAAGGAGATTCTACCATGCTGAATGCTCTTCTTCATTCGCGAAAGTTTTGGCTATCCGTGGTTGCCGTCGTCCAGACCGTCGTCTTCTCTTTGTTGCCTTCCTTCCCCGACGAAATCTGGCAGGCCATTAACGTTATTCTCCTATTTCTGATCGGCATGATCGCCGTCGAGGACAGCGCAGCTAAATTCAAATCCTGATGGCTTCTCCGCTTCGTCGACTCCTCCGTCGCCTGGCATTCGCTATCGCGCCCGATCTAAGAGACGGTCCTCACTGGTTGCCCCTTTCCAACCGCGATCACCCCACAGCTGAATCATTCTCTTCCTACCATGATGCACTCGACGCATGGCGCACCAACCCGTACGCCAAGCGCATCATCGATATCATCACCGACTTCACCGTCGGCGACGGCATCACCCCTAGCGCCCCCGGAGAAGTCGGCCGCTTCGTCGACCGCTTCTGGAATCACCCCGAAAACCGGTTCCCCTTTCGCCTTCCTGATCTGATGGATGAATTAAGTCGAGCCGGAGATCTCTTCCTTGTCCTCTTTCGCAATCCGGCCGACGGCATGAGTTATGTTCGAGTCATCCCCAAATCAGAAATACAGGACATCATCACCGCCCCGCTGGATTGGGAAAAGGAAATCGCCATCACCCAGCGGCCGACAGAAGCCGGCAGCCAACCCGTCACCTGGTTGACTCCCTTCCACGAAGACGCCCGCGACTCCGATGCAGTCATCCTTCATTACAGCATCAACCGACCGGCCGGCGCCCTCTTGGGTAATTCCGAATTATCGACCCTTATTCCCTGGCTCAATCGCTATAGTCGAATGCTCGAGGACCGTGTCCGCCTTAACTGGGCAGCCCGTTCCTTCCTTTGGTTCGTTTCCGTTCCTTCAAACCAGGTCGCCGCTAAGGCCGAGCAATATTCCTCACCACCAGAACCCGGCAGCATCATCGTCCATGACGACGGCGAACAATGGGATCTCAAAACACCATCCCTACAGGGCAACGACGCACGCCACGACCTTCAGGCAATCCGCCAGCTAATCGCCGCCGGCAGCGGCCAGCCCCTTCACTGGCTGGGAGACGGAGGCGATGTCAATCTTTCCACCGCCCGCGCCATGAACGACCCCGCCATCCGCAGAGCACGTCACCGGCAGCTTCATCTACAGCATATGATCCTCGATGTATGCGAGACCGCCTACAATCGTGCCTATGAAATCGGTCGAGTTAGAACCGCCCTTCGTCCCAACATCATTACAGCCGACATGCCCGACATCAGCCGCGAGGACAACACCGACCTTGCCAACGCGGCAGCTTCCCTTGCCAACGCTTTAGCAACGTTGAGCAATACAACAGAGTTCACACAATCACCAACCTTGCGCCGACGCATCATTCAGCTAATTTTTAAATTCGCAGGCGAAAACATCAGCCCGTCTGAAATCGAATCAATCAACGAAGAACAAGCCGCAGCCGAACCACAGCCCCACCAGGTGCAGCCATGATCGTTCTTTGGGAATCCGGCCCTTCTGTCAGCGGCCCTTGTCCGCTATGTTCAGCTTTCGCCGGCAAACTTTGGCATCTTGAGGTTCTCCCACGTCCCCCATTACATCCCGATTGCAAATGCACCCTCGTTCCCATCGACCATTTCGATCCGGCCCTCGTCCAGAACGAACTAACAAACCTGTCAGAAGCCACCAGAAATGACTTCATCCGCTTGACCGTCTTCTACCTTACATCCAAACTTTTCCTACCCGCAATATTGGAACAGTTTCGCCAGGAAGCCATGAACCGAATCAATTCAAACGCAGACCCCGACCTCATTCCCTTCTCGTTCACGGCCGAAGGCGAACTTCGTGCCGTCCTTGTCGAGCCTGGACGCACCCGCACTATCACCAACCAGCCCGGCCGTCACACCTTCACCGCCGCCGCGATTATTGACGCATATGATCGCGGCCTCTTTTGTGGCATACCATGCAACATCGACCATGCATCAGGCCATCCATCAGTCCGCGACATCCTCGGCATCTGGACCGACGTAACCAACGACAACGGCCGAATCACAGCCAGTCTTACCACCTATCACACCGACTACACCCGCCCTATTATCCAATTGCTCGAACAGATCAAAACCACGCCCAGCGACCACCGCCCCGACATCGGCCTCTCTCTGGTCCTTTACCCGTCAGAAGTCGGAACCAACGGCGAAATCAATTCGATCCAAATGATCGAATCCGCCGACCTCGTCCTTCACCCAGCAGTCAACGCCGCTCGTTTCCAGTTTCACACTCAAGGAGAACATGATATGACAGACCCCACACCCATTCCAGATCCCACATGGACGGCCGAATTTCGTCGCGTCCAATCAGCAGCTATTATCGATTTAACCAGCGACCTACCCGCACTTGTCAAATCCCGACTCAAGACCGCCGACTACCCGACCCCCGACGACCTGAACGCCGCCATCGATGCAGCCCGCCAGGAACTGGCCGCCCTTCACGATGCCAACGTTATTTCCCTTCCCGGCCGCCCCCGTATCCAGGTCCGCGACCCCCTCGAAGAGGCCCAGACCGTCGCCGATTTCATTTTCGGCGCCCAGTCAACGGCCGTTCCTTCCAACATGCGCCGGGTTGACGAGTGGTACAAGGCCTTAACCGGCGACCACGAATTCCGTGGCACGTTCGACGAGACCCGCATCTCGTTCGCAGGAGCATCGTCTTCCACCCTGGCCAACCTGGCCGTCAACGCCATGAACAAGGTCCTCGTCGAACAGATGGCCAACATGACCGGTTGGAGATGGTACGAATTCATTACATCCGTTGAACCCAACGACGGCACACTAAACCCCATGCAGTGGATCACAATCGGCGGAATCTCAAACCTGCCAACCGTCGCCGAAGGCGCTTCCTACACCGAGCTTGCCGTCAACGACGCTAAAGAATCCTCTTCCTTCACCAAACTTGGAGGCTACGTCGGCATCACCCGCGAGCTTCTCAAAAACAGCGACATCGGCCGCCTTCAGGCAATCCCCAGAGCGCTAGCAACCGCCGCCATCCGCAGCCGGTCGGCCGCCGTCTCCGCCATCTTCACCGCCAATGCCGGAGCCGGCCCGACGCTGGCCCAGGACACTACCCCCCTCTTCCATACCGCCAACCATGTCAACTTGCTTACGTCCGCCCTCGGCACCGACGCTACCGCATGGCGAGAAGCCCGCACAGAATGTTTCAAACATTCCGAAGTCGGCAGCGGCAAACCACTCGGAGTCTTTCCGAAGTTCCTTCTCGTCCCCGCCGATCTGTTTGACCAAGCCCTCGTCATCCTCGGCTACGGCGACGGAACCCCCATCGCCTACACTCCCGAAGCGCAGAGCCGCGGCCAGTTCGACCCACGCCCCGTGCCCATCCTCGTCCCCGACTGGACCGACGCCACCGACTGGGCCTACATCGTCGACCCGGCCGTCTTCCCGGTCATCCAGATGAGCTACTCCCAAAACCCCGGCGGCCGTTCCCATCCTGCTCCAGAGTTGTTCGCCGTCACCGGCCAAACCAACGGCCTCCTGTTCACTAACGACACCTTACCTATCAAAGTCCGCGATGAATTCGCCGTCGGAGTCAACGGCCCACGCGGCATCGGCAAACGCAACGTCGGCCCCTAACGATTAAGGAGATATATCATGCAAGGAACATACTTCCCACTTTCCGTCTACTTCCCGGGCACAATGGCCGCCGACGCCACCGGCTACCTGACCGTGCCCTTCGACGCCCAGCTCGTCGCCGTTCAGGCCGGAGCTTCCAACGCCCACAACAAGTCCGAGGTCAAGCTGGGCACGACGGCCGACGACGACGCATACCTCACCGCCAAAGAGACCGGCAAATCCAAAGCGTTCAGCGCCTGGCGGCGCGGCGACTTCGTCGGCGGCCAGAACATCCATTTCCCCGCCGGGTCCGTCATCGAGTTCACCGTCACCAAAGGAGCATCCACCGCCGCCACGAACGTGACACTCATCTTATGGTTCACCGAAGGCTAGGCTATTCACGTACGCCTCCTGAATAGCGCGTCCGTATCCTCCTCGATTCCCCGGCCTGACTTCCACCCCCTTCCAGAGTCAGGCCGGGTGAGGAAAGTTTGTTATGAGCTACACGCAATTTATTTCCCGCATCCTTATACTGTTCGACCTGGACTATAACCAGATCGACAATATCAATATCCTCGTCCCCGAAGGAATCGCCGTCATCACTACATCAGACTTCAGACGACACACCGTCAGAATCTCCGAGCTTGCCGCCGACGACGACTACAATCAAGACCCCGATCCGCGGCCGATTCAATTGCGACTAATCAAACACACCCAGTCATGACCACTACCGACTTAACCGAGGCCATCACCATCATACGCGACCCCAAGCCCGGAGTCCGTCGGATTATCACCGTCACCTTCCTAACCACCGAACAAGCCAAACAACTACCCGCACTACCACCCGACGCACCGCAAGCCATCTGGGAGATCGACGCGACCGAATGACCACCATCAACACCGCCGTCGCCGCCTCGGCCGACGACGCCCGCGAAGTC